TGGTACTGTTACAGGTGATACACCTGCGCCTGCAGGAGCTGTTAGATATGCAATAGTTAGGCCAGTACAAGCTGCTGTTGTTCCTGCAATTGCAGTAATTGTAGCAGGGGTATTCCATTCGTTGGCATCTGTACCTAAGATGCTGCTGATTGTGATAACGTCGTTCACAGCAAATCCAGCTGTTGCAAGGTCAAATGCTGTACATGTAAATGAAACAGTATTGCTACTAGCTGTACGAGTAAATGAAGCTACTGAAGCAAGTGAAGTACCTGTTGTATCAATAGCCTTGTTGCTTAGTAAGGCATTCCAAAGAACGCGTTCTTCGCAGTTAACAGTAGTAGTACCTGTAGGGCGCATATATGTAGAAAAAGTAAAATCTACGGGCTCTAGAGCAGTATTAAAACTACGTTGACTACGTGCGGGAGCAGTACCTGCTTCACTAACTGTTACTACTTGGTTAGTTGTATTTTGACTAAAACTGAACCCATTCATTAGTTGGAGTTCGAAAGTATTTGCAGGTAGGGCGCCAGTGGCGGTGACTGTGCCATCTGTGGCACTTACATTTGTTGTAAAGAACGCTCTAGCGTTCCTGATTAGATTAAAACCAGCCATTATTATTCCTTAGTTTGTATGCTTTGTTAACAACAAAAACATATGTTGAAAAATCTTACATTATTACATAACGCACCTGAAGATTTATCTCTCCGATTGCGTAAGGCGCTAAGAGGCCTTCATCTGTGGTTATTGAGGTTAATAAAATTTCGGTTGTTTCGTAGTTGTTGGTATCATCGTATACCAACACCCTATTTGCGTCAATGACGTCTTCAACATCCTGTAACAACTGTTCTAGCTGTTCTTGAGCAAACTCGCCATGGCAGTATAGTTTCATACTAATTCCTAAGAACCCCCAAGTGAAATCACCGGGCATATATTCTCGGGCTTCTGAGCCTGGTGTTGCATAAATACAAGGAAAATCTTCAACCTCATCCCAAAACTTGATTTTAGGGTAAGCATTATTGAAGATATTGCTAGTATAGGTTGTACCATTTAGGTTTGTCTTTAGCTTTTCTACTAAAGCTTTTGTAATCGAAGTACGCTTAGTCATACTAACACAGCTCTCATTCTGTTTGCAACTTGTGTGCCTGCTAATTGTCTAATTGATTGTGCAATCAACAACTTAGGGTTTCGGGATGTGGGAAATTCTTGGCTACCGCCTTCACCGAAGGCATATTGATAAGGATTACGCATGTAGGAGTAAAAAGCAGTAATCATACCTTGACGAGACTCTGACATGGTCTCCACCTTGGCCGACTCTGCTAAACGACCAGTACGGTAGTTAAGTACTTTTGTGGCGCTACCTGTACCCATGTTACTCTGAATCTGTTTGGCCAATCCTTGATTGATTATGTTTTGCAGGTTGACTAAGTTGGTAGTTTTTGCAGCTGTATTTTTAATTCTAATTTGCTGCTGTTGCTTTTTTATAAGCTTTTTAGCTTTATCAAGTTGAGTAATAGCCCCTTTTATAACTTTGCTTATTTGTTTACCATCTGAGTCTTTACCTACTATTTTCTTACTTGCTTTTACTACTGTTTTTTCAGCTTTTGGGTCTAAACCTGTTCTAAGTATACTTAGTATATGCAGAACAGGGGCTTCATACATAGAAGCAGAACCCTTAGATTTTACTAAAATATCGATTACATTTTTAAAACTAGCTGTATCTTTAAGGATATCTCCTTTTAAATCAGTAGCAGTTGGCATATCGGTTACTGATTTAGCTTTTTCAATAATCAAATCAACTACAGGTTGCATTGATTTAATTAAATCAGTAAAATGTCTGTCTAAATCAGCATTGCTCAATTGATTCTTATTGGAGTATATTGAAATTAATTTATTTAATTTCTCGCCTGCTTCCAATACTGCTATACCAGCATCCCCGTTATCGCCTGTAAACTGCAATACGGAAGTAAAATTATTACTAATAGGATCAAATGTTTCTTTAGTAGCGGTAGTAAAAATATCTAATCTATTAGTTAAACCGCTAGTTACATAGTCTGCATCTAGCAGAAGTTTTGTCATTTGCGTTATTAGATTAGTATAACCTCGATTGGCCTCAGTAACTTCTTTATCTTTAAAAGAGATAGTAATATCTCTATATGTTGCACCTATAGAGATATTTGCACCAAGAGCTAAAACAATTTTATATGTAAATACCCCTGCCAAGTGGCCGGTTTGTATTTCAGAAGCTATAATATTAAGCAAAGCAGGATTTATTTGGCTATTAGTCTCTAAATAAAATATAAACTCATCACGTACTGTTTTTATTGGTATATTTCTAATACGTATTGCTAAGTCATTTTGTGACAGTCCTACGTTTTCTATACTACTAGCAAAATCTACCTTTAACTTTGCAATAAAACCTTCAATAAGTCCGGGTGCATTTAATATTTCTTTTGCTGCATCTTCCATACTTTCTTTTTTAGCAGCAGCAATAATTTGATTAAATAGTAGTCTAGTAGAATCTACTGATACTATAGATGTTTGACCAGATTTTGCTGAGTTATATGCTGAACGTAGAGCTTTGGAATCTTTGTACTTAGTAAAAACGGTAGCTCTGCTAGCATTTTCAAAGTTTTGTACATTAATCTTATCTGATTTAAATAAGTCAAATATATGTCTTTTAAGAGTATCACTAAGCTCTGAAGCGCTCATGTAAAGTCCGCAGTGTAGAGATCTAGTATACGCTGAATATGTGCAGGGAAAGTGCTACTAGAAATATATTCAACCTGCATTGAATTAGGGTTGGCAGACCTTTGCGCATGAACAGCTGAGTCGTTTTTGCGGTAGTAGGTGACTAGATCCATAACAGCCATTTTTAAGTCAACTGGAATAGTTTCGTAGCCGCAGTTGTAGGTTACCTTATAGCCGTTGATAGCATTAGAAAATCCAGTATACGCTAGCGAGCGAATAGCTATAATTGAAGGATCGTAAACCCAGTCTGTGTACTGAGTTAGTGCAGTATAAGTAGCACCATAGTCGCTGCTATACTCCACGGAGTTTATAGCAATGACTGGATATTCTTTTAGGTAGTAACTGTCAAAGTTACCGCCATTAAAACGCTCGGTTTTGGGATCATCAACATAGTCAACAAATGTTTGTCGGCAATAGGCTTTTATTAGTGCAGACACGTTTGTGATTAGTAGATCGATTTCGGCATCTGACGTAGTACTAGTAATACCTACGTAGGTTTTGTATTCTGCACGTGTTACTAAGTTTGTTGCCATTATTATTCCTTTGTATCTTTTATTAGTACACTGAATGTACTAATAAAAGATAAGGGCCGAAGCCCTTATCTTTAACTCAATTAAGAATCAAGTATGACGTAGTGTGGAGACACCTTGTTGGGTGACACCGCCTACAACGTTAGAGATCTGTGTTAGACCAGTACGTAGTGAAGCAACTAGAACACGACGCTGTGTTTCAACTAGTTCTTGTGTGTCAACACGTAGACCGCGCTGATTACCACCTAAGAAGTTAGCTGGAGCAAAGCAGATAGCACCGATGTTGGTGTTTGTAGAGCTTGAACCACCAATGCGGGCATCGAACTCACCAGATACTAGAACTGGAGTGTTACCGATTTGACCGATTTGACCAGTTAGTAGTGTAGCCTGTGGGCCAACTTGGTTCATGGTCTGGAAGGTTGTGTCGTCTAGTAGATCGTAGTATGTTTCTGTGGAAACAAGATAGATCAACTCAGCTGGATCAAGGCCCCAAGGTCCTAGGTCACGGCGTAGTAGACGTAGATCAGCAACAGTAACCTTACCAGTATTTGTAACTGTTACGGCTGATGTAGCATCATATAGTGAAAGACCCTTAACAGGATCAGCACCTGAACCAGCGCCACGTAGGAAAGCCTTGTCAACTGCACGAGCAACACGGCGAACCATGCCATCACGGATGATAGGAAGTAGAACGATTAGTGAATCTTCTTCTTCTTCGTAGGCCATGTACTCGTTTGTAGCAACCTTATATGCATTGAGTTGGATCTCTTTTAATGCATGTGTTAGGGTAGCACCAGCTGAAGCAGCAGCACCGAAGCTAGTATTAGCCATCCAAGTAGCTGAAGAAGCTTCTGGATTAACTGGAATAGCCATAACGTTTGTGGTCATGGCGATTTGACGTAGTGTAGGAGCAACTACTAAGCGACGACGAATTTCCATTTCCATGTTTGTGGAAACTTCTGTTTCCCAAACTGAAGTACCGGTTACGTTACCAACAGTAAAGCCAGTAGGAATGTGAGCGCCAGACTTTTCCATTACTTGACGACCGAAGCGTGTATCTTCGATTGACTTGCCCATGATCTTGCTTAGTAGAACAGCTTTTTCACGGTCGGCGTAGCTTGACTGGGGAGCACCGGTATCGGCAAAGCTCATCTTTGAGGTTTGTAGCTTAGCTAGTTCGCTAACCTTTTCCTTGATTACGGCTTCTAGACCAGCTAGTGAAGCTGTTGATTGGTCTTCGAAACGCTTTGTAATGTCGGCTAGTAGACGCTCAGCACCTGACTCGCCTGACTTGATTGAGGTGGCAACAGCAGCGGCTACCTTAGCATTTAGTTCAGCTTCAGCAGCTTCTTTTTGCTTTAACGCAGCAGCTTCAGCAGCTTGCTTTGTTAGTAGGGCTTGTGTAGCTTGCTCAGCGGCCTGCTTTGTTGCGGCTTCGAGCATTTGTTTGATTTCTTCTGGAGACATAATCCATTCCTTTGGAGTTGTGCTTTTTACTTCGATCTGTGGGACAGTCCCAACATTCTTAGCAAATTGCTTTTTAAATACCGTATAGTCTTCTGCGTTATCAAACGCTTTAGCTAAACTGAAAAGTGTGTTTTGGTTACAAGGAACTGAAACGATTGAGATTTCAACCAGCTCGATTTCCTTTATCATAAATATCTCAGATTCGGAATCGTATTCCGCATCCATGACCTTAAAGCCAATCGAAAATGCAGTTAAAACATTGTCTTTTACAAGGTTAAATATTTCAGCTGCTGCGGAGATTCTTGCTTTAATCCATAAACCTTTACTATCTACCCTGTGTTCCACCATTCTACCCACTGGATCGTCATGATCGTGGAACGCTAGAATAATAGGGTTTTTAAGATAGTTTGTTAGTCCTGCTTTCCAAGCTGCGGCACTAACAATATCACCGGTTCTATCTACATCGCAAGTACTTGCGTATCCTTCGATATAGATGGAATCGATAGTATTACCTGGTAAACTATCTTTTAGGTTTAAGGGTAAAGCACTATTTACATATAGTACTTTATTTTTATTCATTTGTGTCCTTACTACTAGCAGAACTAGGCGGTTCGTTTGTTTGTTTAGGAGCCCCACCTACACTTGGATTTGATGCGGATCCAGCTATATTAGCTGGGATTCGTAAGTCATCACTTCCTGCTTTTGAGGTATAACGTAGTTCCTCTCGAGCCTCGTTTGGTGAAATAATTCCAGCATTAACTAGAGTACTATGGTAGGAAGCTACATCCTTTAATTCTGGCTGTAGGGCACTTACTGTACTAGTAATTGCTTGGACGTCATAACCAAAGTAACGCTCCAAGGCGCTTACATACTTTGTAACTATAGGCATTACGGTCTCTAGATAAAACAACCGTAGGTTAGGGGAAATATTCGCGTTATTACCGCCGTCTAGAAGAATCGGTGGCACACCAAGGGACTTAAGAATCTTTGTGTCGTGAGTTTTAATACTAATATCAAAATCCATTTCTTTAAAGGATTCTGATAAGTTAAAAACAGGCTTCAGTCCTGAGTCTAAAATCATGGGCTTTCTAGCTCCATTTTTTGGACTATATCGCTGAGACCAGTAAGCCATAGTTTTATCTTTGGCTGTTTGACTAAGTGTATTATCTGAAGTAAATATTAAACCGGTAACTGCTCCATTTTCAAAGAACTGCTCCTGAAAAGCTTGCATCTTGTATAGAATCTTAATATTTCTATCTGCGGAAGATAGTCTACTAGTACCTCTATAAATAGACGTACTATTTAAATCTTTTATATGAATAATTTCTGACGGCTTAAACAATGTTTCAGCGTTGTATCTATAACCGCTAACAAAAGTTTTAGGGTCTGTTTCAATGATTACTTTTGAAGAAGGTAGGTGATACAGATGCACACCATCGTAATAGATAAATATATTACCTTCTAACAAGAAGTCTGTGAAGATATTATTCCTGAATTCTTGCGTACTTTGAAAAGGGTTGGGGGTATAATTTAACAGAGTATTTAACGTTTTTTGACGAATACCGCTAGCAGCTACACCTTCAATTTTCTTATCTTTAATGTCGTAATCCATGCTACTGCACGCACTAACAATTAAATTAGTACCACGGTTTACAGACTCTAAAGCATTAAAAGCACTTGAGTAGCTAATATGATAGCTACTACCAATAAAGCTGCCTTCATGCCGTGCAATAATTTCTTGGGCAGGATTTAACTTTTCTGTGTTGTCTTTAAACCAATCCTTGGGATTATACCAAGCCATATTTTTCCTTAGTAAAACTGAGCAAAAGTTCCGGCAGTGGCTACAGTTTTAATACCTGTTTCGCCCCCTAGGAATTTTTCTCTTTGTTTTTGTATCCACAGGGTTTGTTTTGGAGCACTGTGCGTTGCAGGTGCTTTTCCATAAATGCTGTGCAGCTTGACATGGTGACGATTACACAGGGTGTAAACGTCTTCGTAAATTTGTTTGTGGTGGGTCTCAATGAACTCGTCGCGTACTTCCAAGATGCCCGCATCAGTGCTAATGTCGTAACCCTTTTTGTGAGCCCAATCATTTAACAGTATAGTAATACTATGCGTATGATGAAGTTCTAGATCTTCACGCCCATCACAAATGCAACAGTGGTCACTCTTTTCGTATGCTGACTTAGCCTTGTCTCTAACGTGCTTTACTGCAATACGTTTGTTATCCGTATTCTTTGCCATTTTTATCACCAAATTTTTTCAACTCACTTATTATATCATTACAGGGAATCAAAGTCAACAATAAAATTTTGCTACCTACCAAAACAAAAAACCCTGATAGTTGTTATACTATCAGGGTTTTTATTAACCAAAAATACGTTTAAACCAGCTGGACTTTTTTACATCGCCTTTTATTAGTTGTAAACGACTTAGTAAGTATTCATTTTCTATTTCTAGTTCGTCAATCTCAGCTTGAAGTTCTTGTACGTAAACAGTACTGTCTCCATACTCTTTAATTACTATAGCAGGCTTAGCGCGTTCACGGGCTAGTTCGGCCTGTAGATTTTTTATTGTTACAGTCTGTTCTGCTAGGGCTTTTACGTGCTGTGAAGTGCTGTAACGTAACAATCCCATATTTTGCAGAATAGGATCGTACTGTTCTGGGGGCAGAGGTTGGGCAAAGATGGTGTTAAGCATCATGCCTTTATTACTGTAGTTAATAAAGTAGGTTTCCATTATGTCGATGTGGTCGTGGTGGCACTCTAGTAGAACTTCTTGTGTGTAGTCCTTGTAACGATTGAACTCAGCCTGCATACGACTAGAGCCTTTACCCTTTACAAGGTTATCGTAATGTTGACGCCAACGGTTTTTTATGTCGTTAGACTTTCCAATATAAAACATTCCTGATGGAAAGGTTAGCTTATAGATTCCTGTTATCATATTGTATACGTATAAAGTGCGTAGCGTAAGGCATCTGCAATGTGGCTAGTATGGTCATGAACTGGCCGCTCTCGGTTCAGTGTATTACTAGTGTCCCACTGATATTGGTCTAGCATCAGCAGAGTATTACTACAATGTGGAGCCACCCGTAATCGACCCTGACTAATAATGGTCTGTAAATACGCGATACCTTCTAATACCTGCTTTTTAGCTTTAATAGTAGCAATATTGTAAGTATAAGCTAAGTCACCAGCAAACTGTGCTGCTGCACTATCAATAAATATGGTTTCAATTCCCCATAGGGTATTAAGATCTGTGATAGCCTGAGCATGCTGTGATGTTGTTGCTTCCGAAGCTTGGTACTCATCCACGATATGGAATATGTCTTCCTCAGCAATATACGCTACAACAACAAAAGCAGTAGGATCTCTATATCCAGGATCTAGTCCTCCGATAACTTCTACTTTACTGTGAGTATTGCGGTCAAACTCTACAACGTGTTCCGCAGCATCAAACTCAAAGATCTGACCAGCGAATACTGTGAAGGACGCTAGGTATTCTTGCTCAAACTCTGCTTTTGTCATCGATGCCCGAGCTTCCTTCACGTCTTTATCCGACATACGCTCATTTTCAGTGTAGTCGGCTTGTAGTGAGCACCATTCTGGGTAAGCACTAGAAAAGCCACGATCGTAGAAACGAGAAAACCAATTGTTCTTACCGCGAGGCGTTGAAATAAAGATTGCTTTTGATCCCGGACGATCTAGGGTCGGGCGTAGTGAAACGTTAAATGCTGCTTCGGCATCTGACCCTAGCGCAGCCTCGTCAAAGATGATTAGGTTATACGAACGACCAACACACGAATCCACTGTAGACAGCGATCCCATACGCACAGAACTGCCATTTGTAAGCTCGATCACCTTATCTTTTAGATTGTCCTTAGCCACCTCAATATCAAACGTCTTTATCAGCTTGCGTTGTAGTTCAAAACTAATGCTAGACAAGCTAAAATTAGGACTCATGATTAAGACATTACAGTTAGGCACTAGAACTACCAACTGTCCAATTACATTAGCAATAAACGTTTTGCCTAGGCGGCGAGATAGTGCAGCAGTAATGAAGCGGTAGTCTGGTGAATTAACAGCATTGATTAGTGCTATCTGTGGTCGGTTTAAATTCTCCCAAACATTAGTACCCCCAAAGTCTAGTAACTTTAGATAGTTTTCAACTGGTAGTTTAATAAAACGGTCTACAGGATCAAACAGCTGAATTTCCGTACGAGAAATGTTGTCGCGGGATACTACTAGCGTCATAGTGGATGGCAGATTAGATTGTGGGAGGCGTATAACCGATCCCAGCAATTCTTGCTGCAGTTAAAAAAGTTTTTAGCACGAAATAGGTGTGGACGATGTTCTGTTATCGAATAGCCCAGTGAACTAATAAACTTACGTAGTTCCACACTACGGTCAGCTCGATCGTCTTCAACGTAAAGAATGGGCCGATCGCGACGAATAGTTTCAACAGCCCCTTTCAGTGCTAGGGTCTCATAACCTTCTACATCTAGCTTAATAAATCCTACTTTCGGCAGGTTATAGCTATCAATAGTGACTAGGGGCACATCATAAACACCAAGTTTACCGCGAGTACCAATGCTAAGCCCACCAAAGTTGCCCTTTTCGGAATAGTGGACCTTTGGCATTTGTACTACACCCTCCAGATTACCAACAGCTGCATTATAAACCGTAGCACTAGGAGCGTTACGTCTCAGCAACTTAAACACTTCTGGTTGGGGCTCCCAAGCATGAACTGTGTGGCCGGAGTGCGTCAGTGCTTGGCTAATAACACCAATATTTGAACCAATGTCTAAGCAGATGCCGGTAGTCGAACCAGCAAGCTCGATAATCTTTTCTGTTTCGTCTGGGTTGTACTCGCCGTAGTACCAGAGCGAACGACCAACGTACTCGTCTTTTAAGAAAAAGGTTGTTTCACCCCAACGACTATCAATTGTTTTTAACATTTTTTAACAGCTCCTTTACAACCTTAAATACACGATCCCAATCACCGGGGTTTCTAAATACCTTTACCGTGGGATACCACACGTTGGAATCGCCAAGCTCAGAAGTCCCCCAACGGAAGTCAGTGTCCTTTTTAGGCATTAAAACCCAACACGGTACGTCTAGTATACCTGCTAGGTGCACAACCGAGGTATCTACACTAATTACCAGGTCTAGTCCCCGTAAGTATCTAGCAGTCTCGGTCCATGAGGCAGGATTTAGATTAGTGATTCCCTTAACCTCCCGAGCACCAGGACTAAGGTTGTATAGTGAGACCCCCGGTCGGGCGAGTCCTAAAAAGTGGTGAATACTGCAAGATCGGTTTACATCATTAATATGACCGGTAGATCCGGTATTAACAATACCAATACGAAAGTTACTAGTGTCAAAGTTGTGGGGTTCTGGTTTGATTAAGTAGTTGTGTGGTGCTGCATCAATATCAAAGTAACGAGTTAGTGAGCATAGTGGAACACAACACGTAGCGTCAGTGTCAGAAACCTTTGTACATACCCTGTAATCAACATAAAGCTCGTGCAAACACTCAGGGATTTGAATCCATACTTTATCAAAGTAACCCTCCAACAACTTAGCATAACGCAACCACTGAAACTTATCTCCCAAACCCTGTTCCGCTAGGACCACTACGGACTCGCCCCTACTAACACCATCCCAACGTGGTAGTGTGCTATCAATTGCAGTATAATTCGACTTTTGGTAAAACCTAAAGTCGTAGTTCACAACAGCTTCGTCACGGTAAGTGATATCACCGGATAGGTACTTACGGTACTGTGCGATTCCTAGGTGCCAACGACAAGAGTGAAAGTCTGGGGTTGTCTTTAGGGCCTCTAGGTAATAGTTAATGGCTACGTCATCTGACTCTGCCATGTAGTTCATTAGGCCCAGATTATTTAAAGCTAGGTCATAGGTTCCATAAGTCCCATCGGAAAAAGGTATTGAAGACTCTGTGGACTTTAGGTAGTGGTAATAAGCTTTGTTATCATCGCCTAAGTACTTGTAGCAACTACCCATGTTTAGGTAGAGTTCTTTGAATATATGACGTTCTTTTTTAAAGAATGTCAGGGCTTTTGCGTAGTTGGCTTTTTCTAGATAACCAACCCCTCGATTGTAATAATTCATAGTTTGTTTTGGAGTAGTCGTTCTAACAACCGTTGGTGGTTTGAGAGATCGTTTATTTGAATGTTTGTTTGGGTTGTGGGTGTTTTGTCTTTTAGTTTCTCCAACTGAATCTGCCGGTCTAGTTGTTCCATAGTCATTTTGTGGCTAAGAGCTAGGAGATCAGCAATGTCTTTTGAGGATCCAACGTCTGCATCGTCCAGTTCTTGAAACTTGCGGCTAATGAGGGTATCCATTGCCTTGCGTAGCATAAACCGGTTGTTGAACCCTTGATCGAAGAACACCTGATCAATGTACCGTTTTACCTCGGGACGGTCTAGGTAGCCCAGCACTACGGTCTCGGGCAAGTCTAGGTCTTCAGCCACTTTTTGGTGAGATTGGCTTGTGAGATAGCTGTTAGCCACTTCGAGGGCTTCCGGAGAAATTTGGAGAGGTTCCGCGGGGTGACTATTTGGGAGAATTGTGGGCAACATTTGGGATTATTATTGTAGTTGAGAGATCATTATAGCAGGTTGGGAAAGTTTTTGCAAGTATGAAAATTTTTTGGGGGTGGGTTGGCACCGAAAGTTGTGTGGAAATTTTTTGAAGTTGGCCGTGTGGGTGGGCCCCCGCGTTACAGAGTTCAACCAGTCTCCGAACCCCCCTAGTCTACCACACCCGCCCCTCCCCCGTCAATAGGGACTTACCCTTGCACATCACTTTGGCCACTTTACTCAATCAAATCAGTTTAACTACTTAACCTGGCTAACGTAGTTTGCACACTTTACACGGTTAACCTGGCTAACGTAGTTTGCACACTTTACACGGTTAACCTGGGCCGCCTGGCTAATAACCCCACAAAAAATAGGTGTTGACATGAGCCTGAATTTTGATCATAATAGATCCATCGAATCAAGAAAGGGAACGAAATGTACCAAGTAACTGCTGTCAAGAATCTGTTCGACAACAACCAAGTCAGCGTGGTGTCCTCGACTAGCATGGAATTTGATGCTGGCGACACTTGCGATCTTGACTGGCTTGTGTTATTCTGTGACCTCGAAATGATCGACCTCATCATCACCTAAGGAGAAAATGAAAATGAACGCTACCCAAAACAACGTGCTTGCTCTGAGCCTTCGCCGTGATCTGGCTGATGCTGCTATCGCCTACGCTAATCGTTGCGTTGAATACTCGCTGAACCCTAGCGGTGATGGGGCTTTCGATGAGATGATGGATGCCGAACAGATGATGTTCGATCTCATCACCGAGGCTCGGGACGAGATCCGATACATGGACGAGCAAGAGGCCGAAGGTTTCGACATGGAGTTTTTCGCATGATGACGCTGTACGCTAAGATGCGTTTTTTCTTGCAGGCTTGTACCGCTGCTGCTATCATAGGGTTTCCCCTCTTTCTTTACTTTTTTAACTGGAGCAAATAATGGCTGAAAAAATTGTGAACTATACCGACGAGCAAACCAACACCATGCTGGAGGCTTATCTGTCGGCCCCGACGCGCGAGACTGTCGAGGGTTTGGCTGTTGAGTTTGGCAAGAGCGTGCGATCTGTGGTTGCCAAGTTGTCACGCGAGGGCGTGTACCAAAAGGCTGCACCAGTCACCAAGACTGGTGAGCCTGTAACCCGTAAGGATGATCTGGCTGACCGACTGGCTGCGGTGTGTGGACTGACCGAGGCCGAGGCTGATTCGCTCACCAAGGCATCGAAGTCGGCACTGCAAAAGGTGTTGGCGAAAATCGGTTAATCAATAGGGGGAAACCCCTATTGACAGCCAGCCTATTAGGGTAAACCCTAATAGGCGCCATTTTACCACAGTAAAATGGTGGGTGTCAAGGTTTTTCTTCTAGGTGTTTACACCTATTGACAAAAAAGATTTGGGTGGCCTGGTCGAAATAGTGTAAATCGTTTACACTATTTCCACACGGCCACGGAAAGACCCCACAAAAAATAGGGGCTTGACAGATTGGTTGGTGGCTGTAGAATGGAACACATGAAAACACAAAACGACATCCTCATCGAAGTGCTTGCCACCGCGCAAACGGCATGGGCAAAATTGCAGCAGCAACATGGTGCTATGGTTTTCCCTAAGTTTGAATTGTCAAATCGTTTCACCAAAACAGCAGGGCATTGCCTAGTGCTGGAAAATAAAATTGTGGTCGGCACTAAGTTTATGATTCAGCATCCCGACATAATGCATAATGTTATTATTCCCCACGAGTTATGCCATCAAGTTGACTACAATAAAAATGGTTTTCCAAAAGGTAATCGCTGGCACGGCAAGACATGGCAGATTATCATGATTCAATATGGTTTGCCCGCAGATACTTATCACACAATGGAGATTGTAAAATGAATTCAAATTATCTTATTATTATTATCGGGGTTGTTTATTTCGGTATTGGTATTACCCAGTTATTCAAGGGTTCGATTCCAAATTTTATTATCTACACCGGATATGCCTTTAGTAATATCGGACTATTCATGCTGGCTAAATAATAATACCGAATAAGGGTTAACCCTTATTCGGGCGCCAATTTTATCACATAAAATTGGGTGCTGTCAAGCACTTTCTTCTAGGTGTTTTCCCTAGGTCCAAAATGAGACATTTTGGGGCGCCAAAATTATACACCGCCGCGCGCGGCGCG